TTTGTAATAATTTTTAAAAGGTAATACTTGATAATCTTTAAAAGCAAATTGTTTTTCTAATTCTTCTAGTATCTCATCTTGTGTATTTAAATTAGAATTAAACATGTGTGTAACAAACAAATATCTTTTACTTGGTATTATTGAAATATAACCATGTTTCATTGCTTTTATTTTTGTGTACATAAATGGTGGATATTCGTGAGGTATTTTAATTCCTAATGCTGTATTGACTGGAATGTTTTTAATAAGATTATAGCTTTCATCTATATTAGGTATACCACTACCATCAAATATATAATCTGACGATATATTGTTAAAGTTGTCTGTTTCAATATATTTTATTTTATTTATTGACATAAGATAATTAATAAAATCTTTACTATTAAATTGCAAACTAGCATTACTTAATTTGTATGATTGAAAATAATCTTTATTATTAAAATTTTCTTTCATAATTCCTAATTTTATGTTGGCATAAAACTTTTCTATATCCAAATAATTTATGTTATCTAATTGAAACGGTGTATCTAAAGCAGAACTTATACCTACGTCCCAGTGTTTTGCGTTTGGGTTTATTAAACAATCTATTTCCCAATCAGTGTGTAATTTAAAATAATTAATAGCAAGCATACTAGCAATGCCGTTACCAAGTACAGTAAGTTTCTTCATACCAATATTCTACATGTTATAATAATTCTATGTCAATGTTAATCATGCTTAAAGAAGGTGGTTCATTATTAATAGATAGCATTGGTGGACCAATAAGTGAAGATATAAATTTATTACCTGAAGCTAGTGGCGGATCAGGTCTATCTTTATTTGATATGTTATTTTATGCTAACTCTTTATTTATTATAGATGATACAGTTACTGGACCAAACACTACAATATTTGTAAACGGAAAAACAAAACATTTCTTTTCTTTGAACGCAGCTTAGTATATAATTAATACATGCCTGAAATTATATTTACTTCAGATTTTGATGAATTTATAGATACAAAAGAAATTAATCCGCAACCTACTAAAAATTTTATTCCAAAGTGGTATAAAGATATGCCAGTAGATATGCCGCAAAATCATACATGGTTTAAAAGTAAATTAGTTCCTAACTGGAGAACTACTAAAATGTGTCCTTCTTTTGCAAATATATTTCACGAAGATACATACGTAGCTGTTGCACCTTGTGACATACATTTATTTAATATGAATGGTAAATGGCAAGGTAGAACATCTAATCCTAAAGTTGGTTTAAATCATCACGAAGATGATCAGTTTGTAAATCATATACCAGGAAAACCAATTAAAGCTGTATTTAGATTAGCGACTAGATTTCATTGTATATTACCTAAAGGATATGCACTAAGATATATACCTTTAAATTTACATTTTAACAGTGATTGGTTTGCTACTTATGGTGTAATAGAACAAGATAAAATGACACAATTAAATGTACAAATATTAGTGACGACTGATAAAGAAGAATTGTTAATTAGAAAAGGGGAACCTATATGTTATTTAGTTCCTTATAGAAAAGAAAAATATAAATATACTTTTAAATACATGGACGAAAAAATTAGAAGGTTTGTTAAAAAAATAGATTTAGTAACATTGAGTAGGTTTAAAGGAGGTTACAGTAAAAGTGAAAGTTACGATTATACCAAAGAGTAAAGAGTTTGAAGATCTATTAAAGTTATATCCGCCAGTAAAAGCTAAAGATATATTACCTGATTGGTGGAAACAATTAAAACCTGGTAGTTACAGAGATAGTTGGAAAGACGCTCATTTAAACATTCCTTCAGGTGATAAATTTATTACAGCTAAAACATGTCCCGCTATACAAGATTATTTTGGTGAAGGTATTGTATTACCTTTATGGGGAAAAATGTATATAGGAACAGAAAAAGTAGATGGCAAAGATCATACTTATGCAGCATTTACTTCTGATACTTACCATAAAGAAAAATTATTAGGCGCACATGTAGAACATCAAGTAGGTGATATGCCTATAGGTATGACACCACAAGGAACTATATTAAAATTAGGTATGCCTTACAAAATATTAGTACCTGATGGTTATAGTGTTATGTATCAAGATCCATTTTACCATTTTAGAAATGATATAAGAATGCTTACTGGTGTAGTAGAAGCAGATAAGTGGGGATATGTTGCATTTCCATTTTCTATTGAAAATTATAATTGCACTATAGAAGCAGGTACACCATTAGTTTATGTACATGTATTTAAAAAAGAAGATATCAAATTAAAGGTTCGCAAAGGTACTAAAAAAGAATATGAAGAAAATTATTTAGAAAAACAGAACTTTGTAATTAATGAAAACTTTATAACAGGTTATAAAAAACAACCTAAATTTTATAAAGATTATCCGACTATGTAAGCGTGTGTTATAATTATATTTATGGACTACATCATAGGATTTTTGTTAGGTTTTTTTTTAAAAGAAATTATTTCTTATCTTAAAAGATTAAGTCAATGGGATTGGGATAATCGTAAATCTTGGGATAAAGAATGGGATTGGATTACACCTATCCAAGAAGATGATCTTCCATAATGTCTAACGGTAACGGCTTCACTACTAAGGAATACTTGCAATTAATTAAAGAAGAAGTTGATATTGCTAATAAACGTATTGACGAACTTCATGAAAAAATAAATAAATCACCAACACGTCAGGAGATTTTAGGTTGGCTTGTTGCAATTACGAGCAGCGCAGCTTTCCTTAATAGTATAATGTAACCTATGCAAGGTTACTCTTTATATTGGAATATATCTAAACGCATGATTGCTGTATTTATAGCACAAGCATTAAGTGTTATAGGTGCAGGATCACTTATAGGTATTGATGTTATACAATCATCATTACTTGCAGGGCTATTAGGTGTAGCTAATGTACTAGAAATCTTAGCAAGGAAATACCTAAATGATGGGCAACTTACAATCGAGGAAGTTAATCAAGCATTTGGTATTTTAGATAGCAAGACACATAATGATATGAATGGGAGAGAAATATAATGGCAGATCCATGCTGCGGTGGTGGTTGTTGCGGAACTAAGTAAGTTCCGTGCTACACAAATTTAATACACTTGTTCGCTTATGTATTGTTGCGTTCTTAATAATTCCTTTTCCTGTACTTGCAGATCATGTACCTACGCAACCTGCTTATGGTCAAGATCTTACAACAGATAATAACGCAGGAACTATAACTATTGGTATATTGGGTTCTGATGGGTGGGAAGATAGTCCACCTGAAAATTACACAATATTTTTTAGTGGTAGTAGTGGTATAACTGAAACAAATAGCTTTTGTGTAACAACTTCTTTTGGTCATCAAACAAACACCTGGCAATATTATACATTTAGTAATGATGATTTAAAATATTACTTTGCAGATCTAGCAGGAAAAAACTTTTATTTTAGAATAAGAAGTAATAATGAAACAGATAATATTGTTTCTACTCTAACTACTGAAAGTGTTTATAACATTTATGCAGGTCCACCATTTGAATTTAACCAAACAGATTGGTCAGCACCTACAGGAACAGACGCTTGTAATCCTTATGTAGTTACTACTACAACCACAGTTGCACCTCCAACAACAGAATCTGCAGCACAAGAAGAAGTAGTAGAGGAAGAAACTACAACTACTAGCAGTACTACAACTACAACACAACCACCTCCGCCTCCTCCTCCGCCACCTACAACAACTACTACGTTGTATGTAGTAGTGAACGAAGATGGTAGCACATCAGAATATACTGAAACAGAAGTAGAAGATGGAACTGTAGATCGTGATAATCAACGTAAAGATAATGAAGATAAGTATGGTTGTTACATGACAGACGCACAAATAGAACGTGGTGATTGTGACATACCTAAAGAAGAAGAAGTAGTAGAAGAAAAAGAAGAAGAAGTTATAATAAAAGAAGATGAAAAAGAACAACCAGATACCGAAGAAGTCATTTCTGATGATGATGTTGTGGTACCTGAAGTGGTCGTTGAAGATAAAGATGAGGATTTTTTTGATGAACCTAAAGAGGAAGTTATAGAAGATGAGTTGGATCAAGAGATACCAGGAGATGACGACATCAGAGAAGAGGGAATTCAAGAGGAAGATGACAAAGACCAGGATAATAAAGAAGAAGAAATAAAAGAGGAGGAAGAAGTTGAAGAGACAAAAGAGATCATACTGGAACCAGAAGAAGAGCCAGAAAAATTTGAAGAGCAAACTGTACAAGATCTTGTAAAAGACATTGAAGAAGTAGAGCTAGAAGATCTTGAAACAGAGCAGGTTATCGAAGTACTTACTGAAGTTGCTGATGTCGGAGTGGAGAATCTTACAGAAGTTAGCGAAGATGTACTTGAAGTTGTAAGTCAGGTAGTAGAACAATCTATACAAAAAGCAGAAGAATTAACTGAAGAGCAAGTAGAAGTAGTTGCAACTGTACTTAATTTAGAAGATAAGAATGACGTAAAGGTTATAGCTGAAGCTGTAAAAAATGACGAAGCAGTGGCAGAAGCTGTTGAAGAATATGTAGAACGTGCAGTAGAAAACAAAGATGTAGAAGATTACACACTTGCTGATGTTGTGACAGAGATACAAACTGAACAATTCCTTGCAGATCCTATTGGTGCATTTACTGATATAAATATACAAGAGATAGATCTAGGTGCTATTGGTAACGATATGACTAACGATCAAAAAGAAAAAGCACAAGAAGTTGTAGTACCAGTTATCATAGCTTCGCAAATTGTGGCTAGTGTGCAAGTCGTACCAGTTAGAATGAGACGTAGGATATGAAGTACATAAAGAAATTTTTTAATTGGTTATCAGAAATAATCAAAGAGACAATAGCACAAACATTTACTTTGCTAGGTTTTTTTATAGCATGGCTAACATTAACTGGCACAGCTAAGGACATAGTTGGAGTTGCTATAATAATAAGTATAGTTTTATGGTTGTTAACTATAGGACTACGTAAAGATAAAGACGATCAACCGAAAAAGAAAGTGAGCAGATAATGCCATACGATAAAAAAGGTAAGAAAAAAAGATACTCTTCTAAGAGAATCAAAAAGATGAAGTAGCTATAATATAGTATGGCAAAAAGTAAACCAGTATGGGACAAACCACGTCCCAAAGATCTAGGAAAATCTAAAAAACTTACACCTTCACAAAAGGCAAAGGCAAAAGCTAGAGCTAAAGCTAATGGTCGTAAATATCCTAATATGGTGGACAACATGTGGGCAGCTAGCAGGTAGGATCATACGAAAGTATCTTGTCCTAAATGCGGACAACCTCTTCTTGTCAAAAACAGTAAATTATACTGTACAAATCCCCAATGCAAAGACTATACTAAGGTTAAGTAAACAGGGAGAATAATGAAAATACAAGTTGTTCGTACACAGTTCGGCATAGACGCTACTAATGGTCTTATGTATATTGACGGTAAGTTTGAGTGTTATACACTTGAAGATCAATATCAAGCAGTAAAAGTAATGCACGAAACCTGCATACCTGAAGGTACATACGATATAAAGTTTAGAAAAGTTGGTGGATTTCACCAGAAATACAGTGCAAGATATAAGAATGCACACTACGGAATGTTAGAATTACAAAACGTTCCTGGATTTCAATACATACTTATACACTCTGGGAATACGGACGAGCATACATCAGGTTGTATTTTGACAGGTAACACACAACAAGATCTTGATCTAGGTAAAGACGGTATGATTGGACAATCACGCATAGCGTATCAAAACATGTATGCAAAGGTTGCAAAAGTATTACTACAAGGTAAACCAGTTACATTAGAAGTAAGTAAGATAAATTTAGATGGTGCTGCCGCACCAGAACAAAGTTCCGATAGTAAAACGTTGGATTCTATTCACGAAAAAGTGACACGAATTGACGCTAAACTACAGGGAAGACCAATAATATAGACTGGAGATAATATGAGTGATGAACTCAAAGCACTTATCGAAAAAGTTGTATGGACATTCATTGAAGCATTTGGTTCTGCTTTACTTGTAGGTCCTGCACTCGACTTAGACATTACAGCAATCCAAGCTGCAGCAATTGCAGGTGGTGGATCAGTGATAGTAGTACTAAAAGAGTATGCAAAAAAACAACTCGCAGGTAAGTAAACTTACTGCAACCCAACAGGACGTAGCACACAACGAAGTTAAAGATACACCAAGTCACCCCAATGGTTGGGAACCTGGCGTAGAATTTAATTACAAAACTAAGACAGGCACAATAACAACAAGAGCTATGGACAATGCTAGTCCAGAGTTTAATGATCTTCTTAGATCGTGGGGATTCGATCCTGATAAGTATTCTATTCTAAATGACACTATTCGTGTAAGCACGTGGGATATGAATATGGGCAAAGGAGACGTGCAACAAGCATGGGCATACAAAGCACAGATTGTTTACAAAGAACATGCACTAGACAAAGAAGATTATGATCGTATATCTAAGTGGATCCAGACTTACAAGCGTAAAGCTAAACCTAAAGTAACAAAACCTAAAGCTAGTTTTTTTGTTGCTATATCTGATCTACAGTTAGGCAAGCGTGATGGCGGTGGTACTGAAGCTATTGTTAATAGATTTTTAGAAAAGATAGATACAGTACGTGATCGTTATAACTTCTTGCGTAAAGCAGGAGTGCAGCTAGATCAGTTAACAGTTGTAGGATTAGGTGATATAGTCGAGGGCTGCGTAGGATTTTACCCACAAGCAATGGGACCGAACGGAGTCGAACTTGATTATCGTAATCAAATGAAGTTAGCTAGAAGACTTATTGCTAAAGCATTAGTTGAATGGTCAAGAGACTTTGATGTAGTTGTAGTAGGTGCAGTACCAGGTAATCATGGAACTAAAAGAATTGCAAAGAATCTTGCACCAACAGGTGAGATGGACAACTATGACATAGAAGTGTTTGAACAGATTGCAGAAATATTTGCAGATAAACCACAGTACAAACATGTAAAGTTTGT